GCGCTCCAGGCAGTCAGTCTGGCGGAGTACTTGCTAACCTTACCAATACAGGTATAGGAACGACATCTATCGCTGGTTTTAGTGTTATTATCCCACCTAAAGGAGGTCATGGTCATGACATTTATAGAGAGTTAGGTGCGTATAGAGCGTTATTATATTCAAGATTTGAAACACTAGAAACTAACCCTGATATTATCGAGGGTAATGATTTTGCTAGGGTTGGATTAATAAAAAATCCCACTGTATTTGGTAGTAGTACAGAATTACTAGACACTGCCATGGTGAGTGGACTCAAAGCATTGAAATTGAGTGGAGTTACTACAGCGACAACTTACGCTGTTGACTCTGAAATCACACAAACAGTTGGAGTTGGATCTACTGCAATTGGATATGTAGCATCATGGGATAGTGTTACTGGAGTATTAAAGTATTATCAACCAATGGGTCTTGCTTCTAGTGAAACTGGATATAAGATAATTCCATTTACTGCTGTTCCTGATGCTGGGTATGGAGTTACCATCAGTGGATCATCTGTGGTGGGTTCACTTCTCTCTGTTGATACCAATTATAACGGTGTTAGTACCTCAATAAATAATAAAGTATATCAACTTGGAATGAGTTTCAGTGCTGGTATTTCATCGGCAGAATTTAATACTAAATCTGGTGAAATAATTTATATTGATAATCGAACTGCAATTCCTAGATCCGCAAGTCAAAAGGAAGACATCAAAATAGTGCTGGAGTTTTAAAGAACAATGCCACAAAATACCAACTTAAATTCATCTCCATATTTTGATGATTTTGAAGAACTAAAAAATTACCAAAGAGTACTATTCAAGCCAGGTTTACCTATACAATCTAGGGAACTTACAACACTTCAATCTATTCTACAGAATCAGGTTGAAAAGTTTGGTAAGCACTTTTTTAAAGAGGGTGCTGTTGTAATTCCTGGCCAGATTGCTTATGATTCAGAATATACTGCTGTTCAAATTGATGATGCACATTTAGGTATTCCTGTTTCTCTTTACTTAGAAAACTTAAAAGGTAAGAAAATTAAAGGTGAAACTAGTGGTGTTACTGCTAAAGTAGAAACTTATATAACAAATAGAGAATCAACAAAAGGAGCATATACTTTATACATCAAATATCAGAGTTCTAGTGATTCTGATTTTTCAAGAAACATTTTTGCAGACGGAGAGAACTTATTACTACAAGAGGATATGAATTATTCTCTATCAAGTATTAGATCTGGTGCTAGTTTTGCAACAACATTAATATCAAATGCAACTGCAACAGGTGCTGCAGCAAAGCTTGCTCAGGGTGTTTATTTCATCAGAGGTTTCTTCGTAACTGTTGCCGACTCTACAGTCATCTTAGACCAGTATAGTAATACACCATCATATAGAGTGGGTTTACTAATACAAGAAGAGTTAGTAACTGCATCATCCTCAGATAATGACCTATACGATAATGCAAGAGGATTCTCAAACTTTGCAGCGCCTGGTGCTGATAGACTTAAGATTTCTACATCTCTAATTAAGAAATCTCTCACCGATCTAAATGATGAGAACTTTGTGGAGTTGATGAGAATTGAAAATGGTATTCTCAAAAAATTTGTAAAATCTGGAACTAAGGTTGATGATCTAATTCGTGATGAGTTGGCAAGAAGAACATTTGATGAGTCTGGTCATTATTACATCAAACCATTTCCACTATCACCTAAAGAATGTTTAAATAATAGGATTGGAAATAATGGTGCTTATTACTCTAATCAATTAACACAACAAGGCAATACACCAACAGACGATTTGATGTGTCTGTCCATAGGGCCTGGAAAAGCATACGTCAAGGGGTATGAGATAGAAACTCTTAATACCACAACTGTTGACGTTCCTAAACCTCGTACAACACAAAAAATAGTTAACGAGTCACTACCATTCAGTGTGGGTAGACAGGTAGAACTTAATAACGTCTATGGTTCACCTCTAATTGGTATCAGTACTAGTTCTCATGTAAAATTATTTGATAGAAGAACATCCACTGTTGGAACTGCTAACGGCAATCAGATTGGTGTTGCTAGAGTATATGATATGAAATTGAAGAATGTTGGTTACGCCGATTCTTCTACAATATTTGAATCATCTTTGTATGATATTCAGACATTCACATATCTACAATTAAACACAAAAACCACCGTAAATCTTCCAGCATACATTGTTGGACAAAACAGTAACGCTTCTGGTTACGCTTATACTTCTGTAAATAACAAATCACAAATAACTTTATATCAAGTTGCTGGACAATTCCAAGTGGGTGAAGAGTTCTTTATAAACGGTGTTACTGCAAATAGAAGTATTACAGAGGTAGAAGATTATGGAATAGAGGACGTAAAACAGTTGGTCAGTAATGATATGACTAACTATCCATTTACAGCAGATCCTATTCTAAGTCTGGGTCATTTGATTGCTCCTGTTGCAACACAATTTACTATAAGTGCTGCATCTGGTGCTGCGTCTACAATATCATCTCCTAGTGCAAGTTTTGTAAACTCTGGCATCAAGACAGGTGACATTATTCAGTACAGTTTATCTGGTAATTCAGTTCCCACATACAACAGAGTTACTGCTGCAAACGCAATAGGAATTAGTCTTGAAGCGACCACAAATGTTGAAAATGTATGTTCTGGTATATTACCAACATCCGATACAAACGTAAATGACTTATTCAAAGTTTCTCTAGAGGTTAGGAATAACTCTAAGGCATTTTTATTCAGTGAACTTACAAAACCAAATGTAGCAAGTGTAGATACAAATGGTGCAGATATCCTATTCAAGAAATCATATAATGTCACAGTTGCGAGTAACGCTTTTAGTGGAACTTTAGAGACTGATGCAGATTTGACTCTAGAACCATTTGATGAAGAAGACTATAACCTTACATTTAAGACAACTGGTAAGACAGAAAATCTAACTAATCAGAAACTTACAGTCAGTGGTAGAACAGTAACTCTATCTGGATTAGATAGTGCTTCTGGTGCAGCTGTATTGACAGTTACTTGGAAAAAGGTAAACGTAAAACCAAAGGCAAAAGTATTCAAGAGAGCGACAACATATACAATCAATAAGTCCAATAAGACTCAATCTGGTACAGGATTGATGAAGTTGAACGATGGTTTGACATATGATACGGCATACGGAAACCGAGTACAAGATGAAAGAATATCTCTCGGTGCTTGTGATGTTGCGGAAGTGCTTGCTGTATTGGAATCTTCGTCCACCACTGATGCACAGTTCCCAATCTTACAACTTACAAATCTAAACTCTAATATTCTTAATGCGGTAGTTGGTGAGAATATTGTTGGTAGAACTTCTGGTGCTTCTGGCATTTTTGTTGCTACTAATGGATCTGATGAAGTAAGTTTTGTATCTCAGAATGAAAACGCTTTTGAGATAGGCGAAGAGATTATATTTGAAGAAACTAATGTATCTGGTGTTGTGCAATCATTTACTCCAGGCGATAGAGATGTAAGAAATAACTTTGAGTTTGATCCAGGCCAAAGATTAGATTACGTTGATTTCTCTGCAATTATCAGAAAGTCAGGAACTGAATCACCTACGAGGAGACTTACAGTTGTTTACAATAACTTTGTTATTGATGTTGCAGATCCAGGCGATTTCGTAACAGTCAACTCATACGAAAGGAAATTATATGGTACTGTATTACCACTCATTAATGGTATAAACAGTGCGGACATTATTGATCTACGACCTAGAGTTACATCTACCATTGCTGGTAAAGCTCCTTGGGAATTTGATGCAAGAGTATTTGTGCCTGGCACATCTTCATCATCTCATGTGGTTGCTAAGGATAAATCATTCAATGTATCCTATGAATATTATCTTGGAAGAATTGACAAATTATTCTTGAGTAAAGAAGGCATCTTTACTTTATCTAAAGGTGTTCCATCTGAACTACCAAAACTTCCGAACACTATTGACAATGCTTTAGAGGTAGCTACAATAAAACTTCCTCCATATCTTTACAACACATCTGATGCTAAGTTAACAATCGCTAGACATAAACGATTCCGAATGAAGGATATTGTTACTCTAGAGAATAGAATTAAAAATATAGAATATTATACATCTCTATCCTTACTTGAAGTGGAGACATCAAATATGTCTCTTCGTGATCCGCAGACTAATCTTGAAAGGTTTAAGTCTGGATTCTTTGTAGATAACTTTAAGTCTGCAACTGGTGGTGATATAAACAACAGTCAGTATAAGGCATCTATTGACGCTATAGACGGTAGATTGAGACCTCAGCACTATACAACTTCTATTGATTTATTACTTGGATCAGAGGCGATTGTTGGTGCTGCTACATCATCTAATCCATCTGCTGATTACAGATTTGTTGAAGATCTTGGTGATGCAAATGTCAAAAGAGTTGGTGACGTTGTATGTTTGAATTATAGTGATACAGTCTACTTAGAAAATAGCTTTGCAACTCGTATTGAGAATGTAAACCCATTTGCTGTTGTCAACTGGATTGGTCAAGTTGAGTTAAATCCAGGCACTGATACATGGATTGAAACTAGAAGAACTTCTGCGACCTATGATATTGAAGGTAGTTTCAATTCCACTATGGGAATTACTGGTGCTGATAGTAATACTGGTTTATCACCTATTGATTGGGGATCATGGGAAACAACTTGGACAGGATCAAGTGTAGATACAGGCCCAACTCTGTTTAGTAGAACAGATACAGAAGTTACTGGTAGATCT